TAAATGTACTTGCCATCGCTAAATACCTCCAAGAGGTTCAGGGGAGCTGAAACCGCTGGCGGCCGATGGCGTTGAGGCCGTGCGGTGAAATGCCTATCTGCTCTTACGGATCAGGTCCGCGAGCCGGCGGGGGTCGGTCTCTTCCGGCTCTTCCTCCGGGTCGCCGCCGCCGCGCAGCCGCTCCTTGGGGCGGCTCGGGGTGCGCGCCTTGACCGGCTCCGGAGCGGGCGCGAACTGCGCGTACAGCTCCTCGGCGGAAGCTTCGAGCTCCTCGTCGGTCTTGCCGCTGAGGTACTTGGAGACCAGCCGGATGTGCTTGGGGAGCGCGTGCTCGGGGGCGAACTCCTCGGCGATGTCGCGCCGCTTGGCGGCGGAGGACACCTGGCCGAGCTGCTCCTTGAGCGTGTCGCGCTCGTCGATCAGGCGCTGCAGCTCGGACTTGTTCGCGCTCTCGTACTTCGCGAGCTTGCGGCGCAGGTCCTCGGCTTCCGCCTTGGCCTTGTCGCGCTCGGCGCGAACAGCCTTGCGCTGCTCCTTCATCGCCTCCAGGGCGCGGCGGCCCGGCTCTCCGAGCTCCTCGTCGTCATCCTCGGAGTCGTCCTCGGAGCTTTCGCGACCACGGTCCTTGCGGTCCCGCCGGCCGTCGCGATCGGAGCGACCGGTGCGGTCGTCGTCATCGTCGTCGGCGAGCAGGCGCTCGGCGTCGTCGTCGCTGATGTCCAGGCGCTGGTCCTGGTCATCGTCGTTCTCGTCAGCCATTGCGGCCTTCTCTCGGTTGTGCGGTTGCTCCATTGCGGAGCGGCCCAGGCCGTTGCGGCGTGGGAAGATGTGGTTCTGCGCTACTGTGGACGCACGGTCCTCGATGAGAGGACGTACACACAGGGGAAGAAGGCGATGACGATGGGGTTCTACATCGGCGGTGGGCTACCCGGACCGTTCTCCTGGTCCATGCGGGTCACGCCGCGGATGCCGAAGATGCCGCGACAGCGTCGGCCAGCGAGCAGGTCGTCGTGCTCGTGTCCGCACCCGCGGCCAAAGACGCGGTACTACACGCAGCCGCCGACGCCGAGGGCTCTGCCTCAGGACCACGCAGTTGAGCGCGCTGAGATGGGCAAGGGCGACGCCATCCGGATGTGGCTAACGGTCATCGCCGTGATCGTGCTGCTGTTCCTCGGGGCCGGAGGGCTGCGGCTCTAGGCCGCGCGGCGCTTCTGCGTCTTCGCGCCCTGCTTCTCCAGGAACACCTCGGGCCGCTCGATCAGTCGGCGCCACGCCCGAATGGCGTCGTCGCCACTGAACCGGCCCTGGATGTGGTTGTTCCACAATTGCTGGAACTCCCGGCCTCGACCGGGCCACTCCGCAGTTCTTGAGTACACGCCGATGACTCGGCACATACAATTATCATGGACTTTGAACTCGCCATTGCCGATGAACGCAGTGCGCGGATCCTTCTTGTTCCGGTCGCTCCGGCGGTTCGATCCGCCCGCAGCCCACTCGCTGCGATAAACCGGCCCGCGGGAAGCGAGCATAGCGCAGAATGCACAAGGATTGGGACCGGTCACGCGGATGAACGCCACTGCAGCCTGATCATTCTTGATCAGCGTCAGCGCCGTGTCCCGGCCGCCGTTGCCGACATGCCGTATCGCCGCCCCCGCAGCCTGAACGGATGCGTTGCGGGCCGCGGCCTCGGGCGTCTCGCCCCGGCCGATCCGGTACTTCGCCGTCTGCGGCCCGGTCGCCCGCAGCGACGCCTCGACCTGCGGATCCCGGTCCCGCCAGTTCAGGACCAGCGCACCCCGGGCCGGGTCTGGTCGCAGCGGGATCGGGTTACGCGGGCGACCCGGGGTTTGGCGCGGCACCCGTGTCGCCCGCCGGCTCAGGTCAAGAGTGACCTGCGGGCCGGAACCTGCGTCGAAGACCAGCTCGGGCAGCTCGATAGAGGTGTCGGGCAGCTCGAGGGCGCGGTGCTCGCGCACGTAGTCTCGCGCCAGGTTCGCCGAGATCTCCCGGAACACCTCGATCAGCCGCATGACCACGCGCAACCAGCTCGGCGTCGAGAGGTCCAGATTGGCCAGGTCGAGCAGACCCCACGCGGCCAGGAACTCAGCGAGGAAGCTGCGCTCGTTGGCGACCTGCGCGCGGCGGTGCGCCTCGGTGAGGCGGCGTGCTTCGGGCGTGCCGGGCACGTGCACCTCCTCTCGGCTACTTCTGACGGACAGTGTCCGGCGGGCCAATCGGAGCCCCCGCGGCGGGCGAGGAGGCACCCGCCGGCGAGGGCGAAGTGTCGAACTCGCGCTCCAGCTCCAGCTGCATCCGCCGGATCGGGTCGCCGTCCTCGACCATGCGGGCCCACTCGTCCACGTCGGACTTCTCGACTCCCGGCACCCTTGACCAGAGCGCTCGCATCGGCACCCCCAACGCGCCCAGCTTGACCAGCGCGTCGGCGGCCTGGCTCATGGACCGGATCTCCATGTCCTGCCAGGTGACCCGGCCGGTGATATCGCGGGCGTACTCCTCGTGCCCGTCGAACGCCGCGGCCAGGCGCAGCACCTGGGCGTGCGAAGCCCCGAAAGACTTCTGCCGCTCGGTCACCTTCTGGTTCAGCGAGGCCCTCGCGGCGGCCAAGCTGTCAGCGGAAAGATTCGCAAGTCTGCCTGTCAACTCATGCGTCGGCGTTTGCGAAGCCGCCGCCAAGGTTTCGACATCGGCAGTGTGCGCCTGAATGAATCCGCCCAGATCGGTGCCGTCCAACGTGCCGAACTTGGTGTCCGGATCCTCGGCGACCAGCAGGTCGTCCTGGCGCAACTGCAGCTTCTTGCGGTTGACCTCTTCGTCGGTGTCCGGCGCAGCCATACCGGTGACGTAGCGGACCTTCCAACTGTTGAAATGCTGCACCAACAGCCGGTCGTAGGACGTCTTGTTGATCCGCGAGGCAATGGCGATGTACGGCTCCACCTCGCCGGGCGTCCGACCGTCCAAATCCAGCATGTTGGCGTAACGCACCACCGGGCAGACGCCGGCGTCGTGCACCTCGGGCTCGTCGAGGTAGGTTGCCTCGCCGTCGGTGCCGATCCGCAGGTTGTGCACGGCGGTGTCGTCGTAGAGCCGGGCCAGGATGTCGTCACCGGAGCGGTCCAGGATGCGCAGCGCGTACTGCGGCCAGTCGTCCTCGGCCGGGTCGTCCCACAGCGCGAACATCTTGCGCGGGGACACGCCGCGGATCACTGATTGGCCCTGGCCGGTCAGCGGGTCCTCACCGGGCAGCACGGTGGCGAAGGCGTAGCCGTAAGCCAAGGCGTAGCGGTGCAGCGCGATCTGACGGCGGTCCATCCCGTTGGCCATCCAGGTGCGCCACGGCGGCGAGTCGTTCACGTCGCCGACGTTGTCCAACGTGGACCGGTAGCCGTCGACATACATGGCCTGGGCCGCGCTGGTCACCACCAGGGACAGCCACGGAACCTTGGACAGCTCACGCAGCCGCTTGAGCTCGATGGTGGCGCTGCGCGGGATGTGGACCTCTTCCTGGGTCCACCGGTACCAGTGATCGATCCGATCCAGGCGGTCGCGCTCGGACACCCACTCCTTGTAGAGCTTCTTCTTGATCAGCTCGGTCACGCCGGTCGGGCTGAGCATCGAGTTCCGCCCTCCGAGGTTGACTGTTCAGATGAGTAGACGTACACTCGATGACACGACAGCGAGTCACGATCGACGAAGGGTGAGTCGGATGGGCCAGTGGAGCAACATCAACAACAAGAAGTCGCTGTACGAGCGCATTACCGGACGCGAGGAGGGTCGCGAGGACTCCACCGCCGCCTACCGGAGCAAGCTGCGGAGCGAAGGGAACACCGCGGAGATGGACGACCTGCCGGACACGCGACGCGGTCGCGGGCGGCACGGGGCAAGCGAAAAGCTCTCTTGGTCCGACCGGCGTGACGCAGACCGCAATGCGAAGCGTGTGCCCCGTAGGGGCAAGAAGTCCTGACATGGCCACCGTCGGCGGCAAGCGTCCCGACCTGCACGACCTACGGCGTGGGCGCTGGTACGACACCCACCCGATCACCAGCACAAGCACCGGATCGACAGGGGGAGCAAACATGGCCAGCATCGAAGAGGTCCGCGCCGGGATCGCCGGAGCGAACGAGAAGGCGAACTCCGCGCTCGGCGCGGTCAACCAGGCCGTCAACGAGATGGAGGACGCGCTGGGCACACTGATGCACGCGGTCGAGGGGTCCGGCCAGGCCGACGCGACGCACACGATTTCGATGTGGGCGAAGGCGAAGGACAACCTCGAGGAGGCCCGCCAGCAGATCTCGGCCGGGACCTCGATGGCTGAGGAGATCAACGGCCGGCTGTGAGCGCGGCGGAGAGGACACCTCTCCCCTTGGGCAGTGTGACAGTAGTTGACCACGCTGCGCCAGTCACGCACAGGTCGACGTAGTGACACGGAACCGGAGGACCGATGGACGAGGCACGTGCGGACCCGATCGGTGTTCTGCGGCATGTGGCGGCGATGGATCCGCCCGGCCGCCGCACGATCTCCACGGCGGAGGCGCAGGCCGTGCTCGACGAGCTCGCGGCGCTCGAGGCGGACCTGCTGACCATCGAGGGGCAGCGCGCCGACCTCGCCGAGCGACTGTTCGACCTGGAGGCTGAGATGGAGGAACGCCGCCGATGATCCGTACGGCGAAGTCCGCGAAGGGGCGACGCGACTAGACGTCCTGCACGACGCCCTCGACGCCCTGCCCGCCCGGGGGTGCTGACGTGACTACTTCGCCCTCTTGGCAGCAGCCGAGGCCTTCATTGCGGTCCATCGAGCCACCGCAGCGCAGGCCTCGGCCCGGCTTCCCGGATTCACGTGCTGGATTCCTGGCCAATTCAGGTCGCCGGTAGCACAGGACTTCTTCGCGACGTTCACCGCTGTGGCAATGGCGTGACTGGTACTCATACCTTTGGCCACCAGATGCAGGGCGATCCGCTCAATGTATTTCGGGAGGCCACCCTCCCGCTCGATCCAGTTGTCCGGTCCCCCGGGCTTGCGCTCCAGTGCACCCACGGGGCCTCCTAGACAGGTTTCGATCACTTGACGTACACTCAGGACATGACTATGACCACGAACGCAAAGAACGAGGCGCCGGACGTGCTCAAGGTCCCGTGCACGTCCTGCCACGGCACGGGCGGAAAGACGTTCCCGGTCCTGGAGGCCTGGCGCCCGCTTGTGCCCGCAATCCGCCGGCTCGCCGACCAGCGACGGGAGCTCACCTACTGCAAGGACAACGAGGGGACCGCGCTACTGCGAGCCAACACCCAGGAGGTCTACGAGGTGCTCATCAAGGCCTCCGAGGCGGAGATGCCGCAGGAGGTCATCGGGCACCTGCTCGGCGTCACGCGCCAGTACGTGAACGTCCTGGTCAAGAACGCCAGGGCCGCGAAGGTTGGCGCGTGAACCGCACCCTGTGGTGCTGGATCGCCCGGCCCGACTACGAGGCCCGGCACGCCGCCCCGCTCGCCGAGATCGCCGCGGCCCGACAGGCGGGCGGGGACGCCGCGGTGGTCGTCGAGTGCGGGCTGCGGATCCCGACCGGCCGCTACATGGGGCGCAAGCACGTCGAGGCGCCGGTGAAGCTCTGCGAGTACTGCCGGCAGCGGGTCTGGGAGGCCGCGTCGCTGGCCGACTTCGCGGCGAATGCGGCGTAGGGGAGGACGAGATGACAACGCGGTACGTTGTGCTGCAATTCGACGACGGTGATCGGTTCGACTATGAACCGCCGCTGCCGCACCCGGCAGACATATTTCTTGAGCGGTTCCCGACGTCGACCACGCTCAATGCGGACATCGGCGCGACGAGCGCGGTCGAAATTGACCGCATCCACCCACAGTGCTGGTTTGACCAGCCATGCCCTGATGAGGGGATTCCGGTGCTCTACTCACCGCAGGACCCGCATCGCGACCAGGTGGAAGCGTTCCGGGAGTGGACGGCGTAGCGGCTACCAGACCCGGCCGGAGCGCTTCTTCGTCTTCGCGTCGCCGGCCAGCAACAGCCGCCGCACCATCCGCGCCCCGACCATGCACACCGCTAAGTCGATCTTACGAGGCGAGTCCGGTGACTCCTTGCCTATCGACACCGTACCGAACCGGTTCGGCCGGCGGCGGGCGTTGGCGACGTGCCGGGCCATCCGTGAGTCACCGTCGTGGGTGAACTTCTGCTCACGGATCTCGGTCTCGGTCAGCTCGACGGCGAGACCGAAGTCGTAGGTCTTGGTCCGCATGTCCCAGGCAATGATCTGCGGTTCCTTGCCGCCGGGCAGCGCCCACAGCTCGAGGCGGTCCTGGTACTGCTCGGGCCAGGAGACCTTGGTGAAGCTCTCCCACTCCTTGACGTCGGCGAAGAACGCGCGCACGTTCCAGGAGTCAAAGGCCCAGCGCACCGTGGCGTCGACGGCGGCCACCGGGACGACCGAGTCGGTGCTGTGCTCGGTGTCGGGCTCCCAGGCACCGATGGTGAAGACATGCCCGTCGGAGACGCAGCAGCCGACCAGCGCCGTGGCATCACGCGACTTCGAGCCGTCGAAGAACATCACGATGTCCTCGCCGTCGGCGACCACGCGGCTCGTGTCGGTCAGCTGGGACCACTCCTGCGGGGTCATCCAGGCGTCGACGGCGACGGTCGGCCAGTTCAGGTACTTCCGCTTGGAGGCGTCCGGCTCGGACCGGGGATCCCAGATCCGCTCGAGGATCGGCCGCGGCCGGACCCACCAGCAATCGTCATAGACGTGCTGAATCGCGGCGGTCAGGGACTCCTCGTCGTCGAGGCGCGTGTCCGGCGGGGCGATCCGGGCGTCGTAGAGGATCTTCGACCGACCACGGGTCCGGCCCTCCTCCTGGGCGACCCAACCGTCCCAGGACGCCTCGGCCACCGACCCGATGCCCGGCACCCAGGCGTTGCAGGTCTCGAGCATCCGGTTGCCGGACTTGGTGAGGTTGTCCTGCAGTGTCGCCGCGAGCTCCGGCCCGCCGTTGGACGGCTTCCAGTGCTCGGTCTCATCTCCAGTGATATGTGTGGCCTCGGCGCCCTCTGCGGCGTTCGACGACGAAGTGATGGCTTCAAGGCCGCCCTCGGGGGTCTTGTAGAACTGCGTCTTACCCCAGTCCAGGCCGTGCTCGGCGACGACTTTCGAGCCCTTGGGGGCGAAGGCCCGCACCATGCGCATCGTGTTCGCCGTCTGCGACTCGGCCGTGGCCACGATCTGCACCAGCGGCATGGTGACGGCCTTACCCTTGCAGCCGCCCGGCAGTCGAGGGTCGAAATCCTTCAACCGAACCGGGGCACACAGTTCAACAAGGGACAAGACTGCGGCGAATGGCGACTTTCCCGATCCCTTAGCCAATCGCCGGACACCATGATGATAAAGCCAATCGCCGTCCTCGTCGACCGCGTACCACCACAAGAGGAAACGGATTTGCGAGTCTATGAATCGGAACCGCTCACCGGCGCTGGCCCCGTTGGGCTGGCGCAGGTACTTCGAGGCCCACCTGACGGCCTCCCAGCCCAGGGTGAGCTCGGGGACGCCCGTCGGCAGGGTGACGAGGCGATCGGACGGCGCGACGAGTTCAGTCGGGAGCGGCTCAGCGAGAACGCTCACGGCTCAACCCCCCTAGCTCGAGAACCGCGACCGGTAATCGTCGAGAGCGGCCACCGCGGCTTCCTCGTCTTCGTCGACAGCCTTGGTGCGCTCCAGCTCCATGCGCATGCGCCGGCGGGCGCCCTCGGTGGTGAGCAGCTCGGTCGCACCGGCCGACCACGCCATGATCAGCTGCGCGGACGGGCGGTCGCCCTGCATCAGTGCGCGGGAGAGCATCTCCGCCCACACCCAGGCCTGTGCCCAGTCGGACGGCTCGTAGAAGTAGGACTGTCCCGACTCGGCCAGCGACTCGTACCACCGGGTGGCGGCCGGATCCCAGTATTTGCCCGGCTTCGGCCGCGAAACATTGGCCGCGCCACGCGCCTGGGTAATAGGAATGTCGTCCTGATTGCGCCGACGACGCTGGTCGGAACGCTTGGGAATGGGTCCGGCCATGGCCGCCTCCTTCAACGTCACTGATAGTGACTGATAAGTATAGTATGCGAGCCGCTAAACCCGTACAGCCTGGTCAGCGGTATGACGTGCCGGTGCGGGGCCAAGATCAACTCGGGTACCCCCCCGGGGTGTCCATCTCGAAGCTTTGCCCGTCCCTGACCTGCGACGATGTCGACGCACAAGA